TAGGAATACTAGTAAAGGCCCAAGAGAAATGATTGAACCCATGAATAGGATAGGCTAAGATGAATACAACATTACACGACTATATATCGCTCAAAACCATGGACGACTTTAAATGCTCCACCTGCAAGCTGTTGATTCAAGCCAAAAAGCTCTCCCTGCTTGCCAAGCAGGTTAGTGACTATAGTGAGTTACAGTACGAAGCGATAAAATTAGACCATTACATAAAGGAATTGCAACATGACCACCCAGCACCCGGAACCCCCTGCCCCAAATGAGTGGGCAGAAAAGAAGATAAAGGACCTCATAGACTTTTCCATGGAGCGGGGAGACCGCCTCATGGCAGGGCATGACCTACGGGATAAACTGACCACCTTAGAGCAGCGCCAAGCGCTTCTCATTGCCCACGCCCAGCGTTTACGCAGGAAGGTAAGCCCTTCCAAGCGGGAGCGCCCTGAAACCCCTAATATTGGCAAAAATGAGCAGTTATTTGACATGTTTGCTGAGAAAATCGCTAAAAAGCTCTCGGAAATTGAAAAAAGAGAGGGTTTGGATAAAAAACAGAACAGACCTGATTTGTTTGGTCCGAGAGCAAGCTCTTGAAAACCATTATTCACGTTAACCAGCATGTGATTAAGTCCAATCGGAAGAACGGGGTCACAGAACCCGTTTTAACGGTGAAAACGTATAAAAGTAATACCTATGCCCATGATGTCGTGATCCACGGCCCTAGCAGGGTGGTTTATGCCCCTGACAAGCCTTTATCGTGTGGTGCGCATGTATGGATTGAAACAGAAGCCGAAGTCGAGGTTAAAAATGATGGAAAAGGACTTTAAAGTTGAAAAAATGCCTGATGAGAGTATTCCTAGCATTCAGGTGATTGTTTTGACGGATGACCGAGGGGTGAGTTACGAGTATTATGGAGCGCCTTTCATGGACCACGTGCCAAAGATTAAGAGTGTGTTTGTTGGTCCGGTGGTTTGTAAAGAGGATGTGATTGAGTACTTGGAGGATGGTTTTGACTTGTTGGAGGGGGTTGGATCACGGACCACGGCTCACTGAGCGATTTGCTTAAAAAATAGGCAACTACTGTATGGATATACATGAGTTGCTTAAAAAATAGGCAAAAAACGGGGGTATATAGACTTTTTTACGGGCATGATGAAAAAAAATATTTTTTTTGTGAAAATAGACGTAATAGACGTAATGCCGTAATAAGTCAATACCAGTAAGGGTTTGGAGGCTTACGTTACCATTACACCAAAATACAGTAACGTAATTTCTCTGGGGGGACCGTGAGGCTGAAATTTTGAATTTAAAAAACTCACTCCTATCAAAAAAAAGACTATAGGAACCATTTTTTGGAGAAGCAGGTGGGAAAGAAAGACGTTTGGAATGTTGCACCAATTCGGGTAAACAAGACAGCTAAGAGATTAGCGACTGAAGTAGCCCCTTTGCGTAAGCAACGCAAAACTGTAAAAGGTAAGGAATGGAAGTTTGTCCAGGAGCTCGTGTCGGGCGACGGGCACGTCACCATGAAAGAAGCAGCGATTCGTGCTGGATATAACGAGAAGAGCGCCTCAGCGATGGCGTGGAAACTTACAAACCCTGCCCTGAGCCCACATGTGGTATCTGCTATCCAATCTTATCGGGCAGAACTAAATTCCAAGTATGGAACAAACTTTGATCGCCATATGCGGGATTTGCAGTTGATTCGGGATAAGGCCTTGGAAGCGGGAGCATATGGTGCTGCTGTTCAGGCCGAGTATCGCAGGGGTCAGGCCTTGGGTACGATTTATGTAGATCGCAAAGAGATTAGGCACGGGTCGATTGATTCCATGAGCAAAGAAGAGGTAGAACGCAAACTAAATGAACTTAGAAAGATTTACGGTGGAACGCCCCAACCTATCTTGGATGTAGATTCTAAGACTGTAGAAATGTCTGTTGTCAATGAACAAGAACCCCCTTTTGAAATGGAAATAGAAGATGACGACGAAACCGGAGAGTCTGCTGGGGAAGAAAGTACAGCAGAACCTGCCAAAGAGTCACATAACAAGGCTTGAATCTAGGACGGGATTAGGTATCCCTGATATGTTAATAGCCCTAGACCCTGAAGGGTTATTTGTGATGATGGAACTCAAGGTGGTGCAAAAAGGAAAGAAGGTAAATCTCAGCCCGCACCAAATTTCCTTTTTAATCAAACACTCCACAATGGGAGCTCCTGTTTTTATTTTGGTGCAACATAAACTGTTAGGTGGACCTCTAAATTATCTGTCACTATATGAGGGAAGAAGAGCGATCGAGGTTTTTGAACGGGGTATAGATGCTCCGTTTTTACTACGATACTTAGCTTCTTCTGTTGATTGGTCAGAAATTAGAAAAAAGTTGTTGACATAGTTTTAATTAGTATTATACTAATCCCGTGCTCTACAGAATTGAGCACCTTTAGAAAGGAGAAATAGCATGAAAGTTGTTGATATAGAAACGTTGCCTGTACGGGAGCGTATTCCGTTTTTGCTTTCCAAGTACAAGCAGGAGATTCTTAAAGAGAATGATTGGTTCTACAAGTTTGCAGACTATGAGATAAATATTTGTGACTACCACGAAACAGGTATTTTCTCTGTTGTTGCGTGTCCTATAAACCCTGATACCGAAATGGCGGATTGGGGCAAAGAAGTAGTGTTGCAGGCAGTTAATCTAAGAAAGGAGAAATAGTATGGATTGGGAAGATGAATTTAACGCATGGTGCTTGAAGTATCAGCCAATGGATAACCACATTGATATGAACGCAGTCACCGATAAGTTTGAAACATATGGTAAGGATTTAGATTTTGTTAGAGCACAAGACCCAAGGTGCATTTGGACGTTGATTGATGGTGACGACGGCAATCTGTATATCAGTAGTGGGTATCACCTTGTTAATCGTATTAATTATTTTGTGACAGCAGTACCTTTTGAGGGTGAGTATATGGACGTGCCTTATTTTATTTACGAAGAAGAAGAGGAGGAGTACAAAGATGTCTGAACTTATTGATACGATGACTGTTACTTCCCCGTTGGTTTTGGAAGGTTCATGGGGCGAAAGAAAGCTAGGTGAGCATGAATCTACCCTAGAACTTTATTACAACAAAGACAATACAGGTTTTATTGAATGGGATATACCTAGTATTGATAGGTTTGAGTACATTGGTTTGTGGTTTGAGTTTGATAAGGTTGGCAGTAGGTCGTTAGTAGAGTACGACGGGGTGATGAGTCTAAATGACCATGCTATTGCCCTGTTGCGTAAAAACAATGTGTTTGTGTCTAAAGACTTTGAATAAGGAGAAATGAGAATGTTTGCTGAATATATGAAAATCCGGAAGGCCTCACCTGACATATCAGCGAAGGGTGTTTTGGCGTTGTTGCGTATGCAAAAGAAGTATGCTGACTTATGTTTGGATACCAGCCATTACTACTATGGTAAGCCCGTGGAAATTATTTACCCTGATTTACCAAAAAACTGTTCTATTACTTTGGAGGTTGTTCCTGACCATTGTTCTGAAGCCCCGTGGGATTGGTGCGAAGGGTTTGGCACAATCAAGCCCATGCAACGCTATGCAGAGAATGCTGGAAATGGGAATGTTCAGGTGCGTAGCTATGGGCGTGAAAACTATTACTACAATTTTGCAGAAGCCTTGAAAAGAGCCCGTAAGGATTATGAAAATCGCAAAACAGGCAAAGCAGATTTACAGCGTAAAGCCCTTGATGCAGTAAAGCGTGAAATAAAGTATTTTGAGGGTTATATCTGTGATGATTGGGGTTATGTGTCTGTTCATGTTCAGGCACACAGGGACGGGGAAGAAATTTACGACGGGTGGATTGGCATGTATGAATCTACTTCATGGGAAGAAGGTGCATTTGATTTGATACACAATGCCCGACATGAAATTTTTGCCACAAAGTATGCTGGTGCGACTGTGGGGACAATATGATTTACATTACAAAAGAAGAAACCTATGACACGGGTGGAAACTGTATGGTTGATGTCTTGACTCTATCCAATGGGAAAGTAGTTTGCATTTCAGATGAATATGTTGGGTTATACAATTCCGTTAACGACATGCTGGAAGATGATGGGACAAAATGCCTTAACGGGTTTTGGATTTCACCTGTGGGGGCAACATGATATTTTTAGTTTTGCTGGGATTTATTATTTTATGGTGGATACTTGACAGCCTAGAATAAATGTGTATTATACAAATATGGGTCAAATTGGTTGACCCTTTTTAGGAGTGTAGAAATGAGAAATATATATTTTGATGGTGGTGTTTTGAATGCTATGTCTATTCTTTCTGCCAAGAAAGATATTCGTTATTACCTGAATGGGGTGTTGCTGGAGGTGGACAACAAACTAATTCGTGCTGTTGCGACTGACGGGCATTTGTTGGGCGTGTATCAACAAAGTAATAAGAATGGTGACGAAGGTGAGCCATTCCGTGTGATTGTTCCCCATGAGGTAATTGAAAAGCTAAATAAGAAAGCGTTGCATCATACCTTGTCAAAAGAAGGTGATAAATATGTAATTGACAATGTTGGGTTTAGCGGGATTGATGGCACATTTCCTGATTACATGCGAGTATTCCCTACGGGCAAAATATCAGGCGAAATTGCACAATTTAATCCTGACTTTATTGCAAGGTTCACAAAGGTTGGCAAAGCATTGGGCATGAAAAACCCCATGCCTACTATTGGACACAATGGCACAGGCACAGCGTTAGTTGATATTGGTAAGCCAGACTATTTTGCTGGATTGATGATGCCTTATCGGGCAGAGCATTCAATGCTTTTTACCCCAGCGTGGTTAACAAAAATGGAGGTTCAAAATGCCCCTGTATGAGGTTTACCTAATTAAAAAGGTTGCTCAATTGAAGGTTGTTGAAGCCCTGAGTTTTGAAGATGCAGAGGGGATTGGGTATTCACTTTTGGAAAAAGAAGAGTTTGATGACCCCAGCGACCCAAATTGGGACAGGTATGTTTATGTTGCGGAGGAAATTCAAAATGCTAACTAAAAGAGCAGTTGAAAAGAGTGGATATAAAGTTTTACCTGACGGGGCGTGGTTGCGAATAGCCCCTGAAGATTTTCCTAATGAATGGGAAGAATTATCTGAAAAGTTTAGATTTGACCCAAATGCCGAGAGTGTGATTCTTTGCATTTGTGGAGTAAAAGAAAAAGGTGTTGCAACAAAACAGTAATTGTGTATAATACAAGCACGGGGATATTCCCGTGCTATTTTTAGGAGAAATTAGAAATGAGATTAAACAATTCAATCAAACAAGCGTTTGTCAAATCAGTTTTAGATGACTCGGCATTAGTGGATTACACGACTCAAATAAATGACAGGGTTAAAAAGTATTTTTATGATATTGCCCCTGCTGATGTCAAAAAGGTTTACGACAATCCCAAAACCCAAAAGTATATTTCTAGCAATTCCGTTAGCATGAATTATGGAAGCGAATATTTGGGTTGGTTCAATGCCCCTTTAATTCCTGTTGATTGCATAGTCACGGACATGGATTTGCTTGCTGAACTTGCTTACCTGAAAAAGCAGGAAAACGAACAGCAAAGAAAGCGTTGGGATTTAGAAACCAAATTGCGGGGCGTGATTGACAGTTTTACGACAGTCAAAACAGCACGGGAAGCGTTGCCTGAGTTTGCAAAATACTTACCTGAAGTTGATGGAAGCAGATGCAAAACCCTGCCAGCGATTGCTGGATTGGTTGCAGATTTGCAAAATATTGGTTGGAAACCTGCCAAAACAGCATAAATTCCTGATAACAATAAACTATCAAAAATCTATCCCTTATAGCTTTGAACTATAAGGGATTTTTATTTGTTGCTTAATTTTTAAGCAGTATATTGCGTATGCACAAACCTGCCCCCTCGCCCCTGCCCCTTGAGCCACGAAACTTGTGGCGTGAGCCATGAGCCATGAGCATAGGGGAAAATCCCTATGCTAATTATTTATGATTGTGTATAATACAATCATGGTTCATGATTCATGAACCATTAACCAAAGGAGAAATTAGAAATGAAAGATGAACAAGCCTGTATTCAGTTTATTCGTAAGTATGCTAATGACCACTACAACGAAGGTTGGGATTTGGTTGTTGAAGCCTACGACGACGGCGATTTGCTCGAAGAACTTTCCGAGCACAATTTTGACCTTAAAAAGACTATTCAGTCTTTGCAAGACACCATTGATTTGCGTAAGCAATTAATGGAAGAACACCAAGCAGAAGCAAGACAGAGTTATTAACCAAACTATCACGGCGAAGGCCGTGATAACCAAAAACTATTAAGGAGAATTACCATGGGTTTAGATATGTACTTAACAGCAGAGCGTTACATTTGGTCATCCGAGAAACCAATCTCGGATGAAGTTGCAAACCTCTTGGGTTTGCAATTAGATGGAGAAAGAATGCGTGTCAATTCTGTTGAAGCAGAAGCCATGTATTGGCGTAAAGCCAATGCAATCCACAAATGGTTTGTGGAAAACATTCAAGGTGGCGAAGATAATTGCCAGCGTTACTACGTGGAGCGTGAGCAATTAGTTGAGCTCCGTGATTTGTGTGCAAAGCTTTGCACACAAAGAGAAATGGCAGAAGAAACCTTGCCCACGGCTGACGGCTTTTTCTTTGGGTCTACTGAGTACGATGAATGGTACTGGAATGATATCGAAGGAACTGTGCAGGGCTTAGACAAAGCCTTGCAAGCGTTTGACGATAAATGGCACTTTTACTATAGGTCTAGCTGGTAGAGTGTTGACACAGGGATTTATCCCTGTGTATAATACAAACATGCCCTACAGGTGTAGGGCATTCTTAAGGAGAAATGAGAAAATGAAATTTATAAATGACCATGAAGCGCATGAGCAATATGACGAAATGCTTGACGAGTGTTACGGGGAGGTCCGGCTTGGTGGCCTGACCTTTTCCCCCAGCAGGGTTTTAAAAGAAATGGACCCAGTAGCATACCGTTGTTGGTTCAATGATTGGATGGACTCGCAAGACCTGACCACAGACGAAAGCGAAGCAGACGAAGAGGAGAGCCAGGATGATTAAACCTCTAAACGAAACAGCCAGGCACGTGCTTGGCTTGTTGGACCAAACGAATTTCTCCGAAGGTGTTCGGACATACTCGGGCCGTGGTATGAGCGGGCGAGTATGTCTGAGTACTGAACTCAACAGCTCGAACGAGCTGTTCGAGCTGGGATTTGAGATGGCCCGCGCACTGTACTTTGATCGTGATCCGTCCGGATCAATAACTCCGGCGCCCCAGCTCGATAGCATGGGGCGGGGATTCATTGCTTACTGGCCTGCAGCACTAGTAGAAGAAAGAGAGAGCCAAGAGGAATGACCACAGCGATAGTAATGTTAATAATTCTTTACCTTATTGTCTTTTATTGTGTATAATACAAGTACGGGAATAGTTCCCGTACTTTAAAGGAGAAATGAGAAATGACTGTTATTGAAACCACAGCAGTACCAACCCCAGTAGCTACGATTGACTGCAGTACCCCACTCACTCCATTGGAGAGTGTGTTCGATGCTCTGGTCAAAGCAGTAGCCAAGGAAGTAATGGCAAATGTTAGTGCCCATCTTTTGGACAGCAACGAGTTTGATATCAAGGTGCGGGAGCTGGTCAACGAAGAGGGCGAAGACATTTGCGACCATTGGGCTCGTAACAACTTTGATATATATGATTACGAAGACACCATAAAAGAAATGACTGTCTGGGATGATGACGATATCCGTAGAATTATTAAGGATATGTCGTTTACTGTTTCCGTTGATTGATGTATAATACTAAGCATGGGAAATAATTCCCATGCTTACTAAAGGAGAAATGAGAATGCTAGTAAATGATTTAAGTAATTTCACAGGCACGGAAAATTGGTATCGCCATAACCTGATGCACGATACTGTTTATACTGACGGCGTAAAGTATTTTGCCGAAAAAGCTGGGGCGTATTGGTTCTTAGATATTGTGGATACGGAATTATTTCCGTTGCAAAAGAAAGAGGGTTTTCTTTCCATCACAATGACAGTAGCCAATGAGCAAGCGTCGATTGTTGCAACTGACGGAAACCTAACCACGCTCTGGAATAAGGAAATCAGCTTTACTGATTGCCCAGATGGAGAGTATCGTTTTTACTTTACTGACAATGTTTTGTTATTGACTTCTGAATATTGATGTATAATACTAATCACGGGCATATGCCCGTGATTACTTAACAGGAGAAATGAGAATGAATAATGTTTATGAAATTAATGGTTATGAATCCCGTAAGGATTATTTGCAACAGCTTGCTGATGGTATGGGCATTGAGCGTTCTACTGTATTTGCCCTAGCAGACCTGCTAGGGGAAACTGAAGATTTTGACGGGCTAGTTACTAGTCTGGAAGATATTGGTAATACTGAAAATAGTGACGATTGGTTTTAATTGATGTATAATACTTACACGGGGATTAATCCCCGTGTAACCACAGGAGAAATTAGAATGAAAGTCACAGGTAAACAAATAGCTATTGAATGGGTAGCTTACGCAAAGCGTAACAAACTTAAGCGTAATACGATTAAGTATCAGAATCACCAGCAGGCATTTATTACGGGCGTGTTTGCGTGTCTGGCACAGGACACGCCACCTATCATCACAATCTATGGATTGTGCGGGCGTGACTTGTATGACCTAACACTAGAAGAGGTAGCTGTCTAGTTGATTGTTACTATCAGGGCGTGAGCCCTGATAGTTGATAGCTAATTAGGAATTAGCTATCGGCTCGGCTGAGCCGATAGCCCTTGACTATGAATCCTAACTAGTTAGGATTCATATAGACCTTTTATAACCCTAACCCCCTAAAACCACCCCCTTATTTTTTTCTTGCTCTTCTCCCAATTTTCAGACAAACAAATATAGCTAAAACACAAATACCACCCCCTTGTTTTAAAAAGGGTACCCATACCCATAGGTATTATATTTTTTACAAAAACATACCTTTTAGGCTATTATGCGGCTATGAATTCAACACCTGATGATGTTGCCGCCGAGATAGCGAGGCTAGAGTATCGCAAGCACCTGTTAGAGGCACAAGAAAAGTCTACGACTAAGTTTTTAGACTTCTGCCGTTATGTGTGGCCCGAGATGATCGTTGGGCAACACCATAAAGAGATTGCTGAAAAGTTTGACAGGGTGGTCTCTGGCGAGTGCAAGCGTCTAATCATTGCGATGCCCCCACGGCATGGTAAGTCCCAGCTTGGGAGCTACCTGTTCCCCGCCTACCTCATGGGCCGTATGCCGCAGTCCAAGCTCATTGTAGGGTCACACACGGCTGAACTAGCGCAGCGCTTTGGTCGTATGATCCGTAACCTTGTAGATGATGAGCGGTACAAGGAGCTATTCCCTGGCACTATGCTGTCAGCAGACTCCAAGGCGGCTGGACGCTGGAGCACCTCCCAAGGCGGTGAAGCCTTCTTCATTGGTAAGGGCGGAGCGATGACCGGGCGAGGAGGCGACGTTATTATCCTTGACGACATCTTGGACGAACAAGACGCTATATCCGATACTGCCATGGAGAACACGTGGGAGTGGTATACCTCTGGACCACGCCAGCGTTTACAGCCGGGTGGCTCGATTATCTTGATTAATACCCGCTGGAAAACGGACGACGTAGCGGGGCGCTTACTTAAAAATCAGTCCCAATTAAAGTCCGATCAGTGGGAAGTGTTGGAATTTCCTGCTATCCTGCCAAGTAATAAGCCTCTCTGGCCTGAGTATTGGAAGCTAGACGAGCTCGAAAAAGTAAAGATGTCCATTGGTCTCCAAAAGTGGAACGCCCAATGGCAACAACAACCCACTAATGACGACGGGGCTATCCTCAAGCGTGAATGGTGGAGAAAGTGGCCCCATGAAGAACCGCCTGCTTGCGAATATATTATCCAATCCTACGACACCGCCTACTCCAAAAAGGAGACTGCCGACTATTCGGTTATCTCAACTTGGGGCGTGTTTACGCCAGATTCTGATTCTGGCCCCAATATTATTTTGCTTGGCGTACGCAGAGGTCGCTGGGATTTTCCCGAACTTAAGCGAATCGCTCTTGAAGAGTATAAGTATTGGAACCCCGACAATGTCCTAATCGAGGCAAAAGCCACGGGAACCCCGCTTCAGCAAGAACTTAGGCGGGTAGGCATACCTGTGACTATGTACAGTCCCGGAGGGCGGAAAGCGGGTACCGACAAGATATCTAGGGCTAACGCCATCGCTCCAATCTTGGAGTCTGGCATGGTCTGGGCGTCCGAGGACGAGTGGGCACAAGAAATGATTGAGGAGTGTGCGTCCTTTCCTAACGGCTCACATGACGACCAGGTTGACTCGATGTCCATGGCTCTTTCTCGGTTTCGCATGGGCAACTTCATTTCGCTCAATCTAGACTATGAAGATGACCGAAATTCGGATACTATTGTCCACGAGTATTATTAACTCTATAATCAAGAAAACTTTCCGCAAAGGCATATCATGGCAAGTCAAAACCCCAATCTCTTGAAACGTGCTTATGAAAATTTAATGGGCACCCCCGAGCAAAACAAAAAAGCAGCAGAGGACATGAAGGACTATCCTCCTGAGCAGAAGTTTCAGAAAATGATAGGCAAAGGCAAGAAGGAAGAAGCCGAAAGCAAAGAAGAGCCTGTCAAGAAGAAAACAGGTGGCATGGCGCTTAAAGCAGTAGACAAGAAAAAGAATCCTGGCTTAGCAAAACTGCCTACTCCTGTGCGTAACAAGATGGGCTATATGAAAACAGGTGGCAGCGTGACCATGGCAAGTCGCCGTGCTGATGGATGCGCCGTCCGTGGTAAAACAAAAGGTGGTATTAAGTAATACCCCATGGCCCAAGAATCACGGATCACGAGCTTTGAAAAGGCTCTCAAAGATGAAGGCATTGCAGGCACAAATCTTGAGTCTGTCGCCCGCTCTATCTTCCAACAAGAGAGCAGCTCGGGAGCCAACGTCAAAACCAGTAATGCTGGCGCCCGTGGTCCAATGCAAGTGTTACCTGCTACGTTTAAAGCCTACAACCCTCAAGGCAACATTGACGACCCCTACGACAACTCGGTAGGAGGCTTGCGGTACATCAAGGAATTATTCAGTAAAACAAACGATCTTGGCTTAACAGCGGTAGGCTACTATGGTGGTCCAAAGGCGATTGAGAAAGCAAAGCAAGGCGTTGCAGTAAGTGATCCTCGCAACCCGAATGCACCCAATACACTGCAGTACATGGAGCAGGTCATGGGGCGCACCAAAGGCAGCCAACCACAGCCTGCCCCTAGAGGGAACAAACCCCCTGTCAATCCTTTGATTAAACAAAAGATCACGGACCTCGGACCTAGCTACCAGGCGGCGCTTGCCTTAATGGCAAAAGCGGACGACCTAAACGAAGCAAGGGAAAAGATTGCAGAGGAAGAGGAGCTTGCCAGCGCTGGTGCGGATTTCTCGCAAGCCAAGCAAATGCTCGCACAAATTAAACCCACATCACCATTCCCCGCCCAAGAACCACGGCGCATGGCTGAGGGTGGGTTTGCAAACGCTTATTCTGGACGAGTCCCTCGCATTTCTTCTAAGGACAGAGCCAGAGAAGAAGAGATGAACAAAAGCATCAAGGACTACGGAACACAAGTAGACGAATACAACAAAGCGGTAGCAGAGCATAACAAAAGGCTGGAAAACGCTGACCCAGACAACCCTCCACCTGACTTTACCTTAAAAGAACCTACTGCACCGGTAACCCAAGCAGAGGCTGACAAGTTTGTGGCAGAAGCTAAACAAAGAGCCATAAAGAATGCTCAGGCTAGCTCAATTGCTATGCGTGCAATTCAAGTTCCTGGGCAGTTCAACATAGGTAGCTTTGGCTTAGGGGACGTAAGCGGCTTTGCAGGAACCAGCACCCCTTTGTTTGCAGACGGAGGGGAAGTCGAAAAAAAGCCAGAGCCCAGCATGGGCGAAAAGGTAAAAGGCACGGCTAAAGAAATCTTGCGTAGTACCCAATATACCCCTTATGACTTGCTGGGTGCTCCAGTAGACATTATCAATCTTGGCTTAAAAGGTGTAGACTACGTCACCGGCAGTAAGCTTGCGACTGAGAAGCCTGTAGGGGGCAGTGACTATCTGATTCAAAAGTCTCGAGAGCTAGGCATTGCCGACAAGCCAACCGGCTCGACCACAGAAACTTTGACACGCTTGGGAACGGGAATTATAAGTCCTACTGCCGGACCACGAGCCGTGGCCGCCGCAGGGCAAGCCGTGAAAGGCACAGCTAAAGCAGCGCTGGAAGACTTGGCGATGGCAAGCACAGGACAAGGTGGTAGCAATCTAGCACAAAAGATCATGGCTCCCGGTACAGCATTTGCGGTACGACCAAAAGGCGGCGTGTACCTTGGTGCAAAATCCGTGGACGAACCTCCTTTAGTTCGTAGTGACATTGAACTTCAAAATGTCTTGGGGGATGTAGATGCTTCTACCGAGCAAGGCGCAGCAATCAAACAATTTTTTGATAAAAAAGCACGCAACTTTATTCAAAACCAATATGGCACAGCGGATGACCCTGTTTTCAAGAAAATTCTTGAAGGTCAAATCCCCGCAAACCAGTTTTTTATTTCTCCTGAAAAAATACAACGGTATCGTGACTCAGCTTCAAAGGAAAATTTAAAAGCAATACGGGATGCGTATGATGCTGAAACGGGAGTTACTGCTTTGATAAACAAAGCAGTAGCTAAGGCAAAGGGTGAAGGCTATTCTTCCACACACCTATACAAAGTTCAACAAGACATAAAAGACTTAATTGCTAAACAAAGTCCAGATAATCCAACTACCTTAATGACTTCTATTCGCCCTTTAGAGCAACAAACTATTCGGGAATATCCTTCTTTATATGATTTCCCTGGAATGAAGCAGTTGGTAGAGGAAGGGGATAAAAAAGGAATAGCCAGTTTGCTAAGTAAGTCAAATTTACCTCCACACATACGCCAAGCAATTACCCAAGGGGACCCTGTCTTTACTAACATACTAAGTATGAATGCTTTAAAGCTAGGGGAATTAAAAGATTACTTAAGCACTCGCTCTGCTAACGAAATTAAAAACATGGGTTTTGCTGACGCATTAGCCAAATCCTCACAATGGCACGAAATGCTTGCCAATGCAAAATCAAATCCTGAAAAGTTTAGTAGAAAAGAACTGTTTGCTGGAACAGAGCCTATAGCAAAAGCAAAAGACGACTACTCTTGGGTTGATGTAAAGACTAAAGAGGCTTTGACAATTGAAGGCTGTATCATGGGCCATTGCGTTGGAAACCGACCCTCTTATTTAGAAGGTGTTGTCAACGGAACCAAAAAGATATATTCGTTACGGGATAAAAAAGGTATCCCACACGTTACAATAGAACTTAATAAAACCAATCAAGTTCCTATGTATAACTGGGACGGATCGGTAAGAAAAGAGGTTGATCCCAGTAAAAAAAACGTATTTGATGAAATTGTTCAAATAAAGGGAACAGCAAATACCCCCGCCGAAAGTTATTTTCCGCAGATTGATGAGTTTTTAACAGATTATTCGAATAAAATTGGCGATGATCTTAAGTTTACAGAGCTACCTAGGTACCTCCCAGAAAATTGGAGAAATAAATAACCATGGCTATTGAAAAAAACCGTCCAGAAGACGAAGAAACAATTGATATTGAGCTTCCTGAGATTGAAATGAAAACGCCAGAGGGCGACATTGAGATTATTTTGGAAGAAGATGGCGGTGCAACAGTCGAAATGGGTGAAAAAGACCACGAAGAAGTGCCGTTTGACGCCAATTTAGCCGAAGTAGTAGACCCCAGCGAGCTTGGTCCTATTTCCAGCGAACTTATGGCGTTGTTAGACGCTGACAAAGCGAGCCGTGGTGATTGGGAAAAGCAGTATTCTAAGGGTTTAGAGCTTCTTGGCTTCTCATACGAGGAGCGTACCAAGCCATTTAAGGGCGCTTGTGGCACAGCACATCCCATGCTCACCGAAGCAATCGTACAATTTCAAGCCCAAGCGTTCAAAGAACTCATGCCAGCCGAAGGCCCTGTCAAAACACAGGTGCTTGGCAAGGAAACTCGTGAGAAATTAGCCAAAGCAGAGCGTGTCAAGGAGTTCATGAACTACGAACTGACTACTGACATGGCGGATTACACCCCTGAGTTTGACCAATTACTGTTTTATGCAGGTTATGGTGGCTCAGCATTCAAAAAAGTCTATCAAAACCCACAAACAGGCAAGATGGTAAGCAAATTAGTGCTGCCAGATGACTTGTTTATCCCTTACAACGGCTCTTCCATTATGTCGAAGTGCCCACGCATTACTCATCGTGTGCCAATGGACGCAAATGAGTACCGCAAGCTAGTCAATATTGGCTTTTATCGTGATGTCAACGTCCAGCCTGTTGTTAATTCGACTCCAGGCGACGTAATCCAAGACAGCATTGACAAATTAGTCGGTATGTCTGCCTCTGGTGAGCCAGAAGAAGTGTTTTTGTATGAGTTCCACGTAGATTGGGACTTAGAAGGCTTTGAAGACAAGGACGATGACGGCGAAGAGACCGGTGTTGCCCTGCCTTATGTTATTACCATCGAAGAAAGCACCAACCAAGTGGTTGGGATTCGTCGTAACTGGAAAATGAAGGACGGATACAAGTGCCGTAAAGAGTATTTTGTGCATTATGTGCTTGTAGAGGGACCGGGAGCCTACGGCCTTGGTTTTGTACACTTGATTGGTGGCTTAACCCGCACCGCAACATCCTCCATGCGTCAATTAATCGATGCTGGAACCTTGGCTAACCTGCCTGCAGGCTTTAAAGCTAGGGGCGCCCGTATTGCCAACGACGACGTGCCGCTGCAACCGGGCGAATGGCGTGATATTGACGCTGGTGGAGCTGATTTACAGTCTTCCTTGTTACCACTACCGTACAAAGAGCCAAGCCAGACGCTATTTACCTTGTTAGGCTTTTGCGTTGAGGCTGGTAAACGCTTGGCGTCCATTGCAGACATGCAAGTAGGCGACGGCAACCAGCAAGCAGCAGTTGGAACCACCATTGCACTCTTGGAAAAGGGCGCAAACATCATGTCCGCTATTCACAAGCGGATGCACTATGCCCAGAAGCTTGAATTCCGCTTATTGGCTGACGGCTTTGGTGAATCCTTGCCTGACGAGTACCCATATGATGTACCCGGCGCTTCCCGTAAGATTAAGCGTACCGATTTTGACGGCAGCGTCGATGTAATCCCTGTTGCAGACCCCAATATCTTTTCAACAGCGCAGCGTATCACTATGGCGCAGACCCAACTACAGTTGGCGCAGTCGGCTCCACAGATGCACAACCTGTATGAGGCATATCGCCGTATTTATGAGGCGCTGGGAACTAAAAACATTGACGCAATCTTAAAACCACAGAACCCAGACTTGCCAAAAGACCCAGCCACAGAAAATGGCGACGTAATGGACGGAGTCAAGCTCAAGGCGTTCCCTGGACAGCAACATGACGCTCATATTGTGAGCCACTTAATCCAAGGTATCTCGCCAATCCTCCAAGCCAATCCTTTGGCTGCGGTGGAGCTGCAAAAGCATATCTTAGAGCATTGCCGCCTAAGAGCAGAAGAGGATGTGGAAGCAGAACTCTTCAAAACGTATGGCACAGACCCTGAAAACATGGTGTCTGACTTGCAAAAAGAAGGCATGATTGCCATAAAGATTGTTGAAAATCTCCAGCAGGTACGGGAACTTCAAAACCAGCTTGTGGGCGACCAAACAGACCCATTAGTTGAGTTGAAGAAGCAAGAGCTGCAACAAAGCGCCCAGCGAGATCAAGCTAAGACGCAAGAAGCCAGCGCCCGCCTCCAAATGGAGCAGATGGACAAGCAAAAGCAAGATCAAATTGACTTGGCTAAAATTCAGTCTAACGAAAAAATTGCAAATGAACGTATTATGGCTATGTTACAAAAAGGAGCCCAAAATGCCTCTCAAACCCGGAAGCAGTAGAAAAACAGTTAGTGGAAACATCCAAGAACTCGTCGACACATACCAGTCTAAGGGGCGTATCGGTACGAGCACTCCTAAGTCTAAAAAAGCTGCGGTCAAGCAGGCGGTGGCGATTAGCCTTAAAAAAGCGGGCATCCAAAAGAAAGAAGAAGGTGGCTCGGTTTCGTCGGCAAAGCCCCGTAATGTGGTGGCTAGTCAGAAAAGGGCTATTCAAAAACGAGGGGGGACTGTTACGTACAAGCGTGACGGAAAACTTCCTGTAGGTATTTATTGATTTTTTAAAATATACTGTGTATATTCACAGTAACTAGCTATCAAGAGGGGCTAAAAGTCCTCTTGCAACATGGTAGGAACCATGCTCAAGTTTACAGAAAACTTGCTACACGAAATTCGCCGCATGCGGCAGGATACGGAACAACTCGTAATCTCGGGGTCCATGAAGAATATGGAACAATACCGCCAGATGATGGGTAGGCTTGAGGGCTACACTTTTGTTGAGCAGGTCGTACAAGACATGCTTAGGAAAGAGACTTTTGACTAACCCTGTGGAGAAAACCGTATGGAATTGACTGCATTAGAGCAGAAATGGGCAGACGAGAAGGCAGCAAGAGGGCCTGAACTTGATGACGCCTATAACGAAGATGGGCAACTAGAGCCCGATAGGATTGAGGAAGCGGTTTTAGACCGTATTCCAACTCCCACAGGATGGCGTATTGCTGTCCTACCTTACAGGGGCACAAATAAATCTAAAGGCGGTATTTTATACGTCGAAGAGACCAAAAAGCAGACTCAAATAACCACAGTATGTGGTTACGTCTTGAAAACTGGTCCTTTGGCATATAAAGACGAGAGCAAATTTCCTACAGGAGCGTGGTGCAAGGACGGTGATTGGGTAGTTTTCACCCGATATGCAGGTTCCCGTATTGGAATTGACGAAGGTGAAATCCGAATCTTAAATGATGACGAAATCATTGCTGTTATCAACAACCCCGAAGATATTTTGCACATGTAAGGAGCAACAATGGGACAAGTAACTGAAAATCCGACTTACGACATCGAAGTAGGGGCAGAAAACGCACCCGAAGTTCAAGTCGACATAGATGATGAGGGCAAGGCAGAGATTGTAGAAGACCTTGCCCCAGAGCCTGACAAACCAGCCCTAGCAGAGCCTGTAGACAAAGAGCCTGTTAAGGAAGAAGCCAATAACCAGGGCGAAGAGCTCAAGGAATACAGCGATACCGTTAAAAAACGGATTGATAAGCTGACTTCTAAGCTGCGTGAGGCAGAACGCCGTGAACAGGCAGCTTTGGAGTTTGCAAAAGGCGTTCAAGGTCAGTTCCAGCAAGCTCAGCAACGGGCTGCTACCTCTGACTATGGCCGCTTGGCAGAAGCCAAGAGCCGAGTAGACACTCAGCTTTTGACTATTCGTCAAATTATCAAAAAAGCCCGTGAAGAAGGTGACATTGACACCGAAACCGAAGCCCAAGAGCGTTTAGCTTCTCTAGCGCATGAGCAACGGGAGCTCGCTGGCTATTTAGAAAGAGGTGCAGAGCAACCTCAAGCACAGATTTACAACCCGCCTATCCAACCACAGCAGATTTACCAACAACCTCAGTTTCAACCTCCAGCCCAACAGGCTCCACGGGTTGATCCAAAGGCAGAGTCTTGGGCAGAAGAAAACCCATGGTTTGGTCAAGATACAACCATGACCTATGCTGCTTGGGGGATAGATAAACAGCTTCGTGAAGCAGAAGGGTTTGACGGATCATCAGATGAGTATTATGATGAGCTAAATCGGCGAATTAAAGCACAGTTTCCGCAGAAGTTCGCTGCACAACCTAACAGGCAACAACGGCAACCCGTGCAGGCCGTTGCACCTGCAGCCCGGTCATCCGGAGTAAATACTAATGCACGCCGCAGCGTAAGACTGTCTCCTAGTCAAGTCGCTATTGCTAAAAAACTTGGTGTTCCTATTGAGGAATATGCCAAATACGTAAAGGAATAAAACCATGACTGATACTGTTAAATTTAATCGCAGCTCCCGTAACGCTCAAACACGTGAAAAGACTGCGCAACGTAAACCATGGGCACCTCCTTCTCGTTTGGATGCTCCCCCTGCACCAGATGGTTTTAAATATCGTTGGATTCGCTCTGAAGTTCAAGGCTTTGAAGACAAGCAGAATGTGTTTAGTAAGCTTCGTGAGGGATATGAACTCGTTCGTTTAGAAGAGTTGCCCGAAGAGTATCAAAACACCATGCCTACTGTTGAAGATGGTCGGAACAAAGGAGTCGTCGGAGTTGGCGGCTTACTTTTAGCGAAAATCCCCGAAGAAACTGTCAGTGAGCGTAATGCTTATTACCGCCAACGTGCAAGGGACCAAATTGAAGCAGTAGACAACAATATGATGAAAGAGAATGCGCATTCAACAATGCGTTTTCAGCAGCCAGAGCGTAATACTCGTATTTCTTTTGGTGGCTCTAACTCTAAGAGTGAAAGCTAATTAATTTAATTTTGGAGAAAACAAATGGCAAACGTAAATAAAGCCTTTGGTCTTCGTCCTCTAGGAAAGCTAGGCAGTAACTACAACAGCGATGGTGATACACAGTACAAAATCGCTAGTGGTACGGCTACAGCAATTTTTCAGGGCGATACCGTAACTTTCGGTGTCTCTGGTGGTGTTTCCACTGGTTTCATCGTAAAACACACCCCTGGTGCAGCTAACATTCTTGGTGTTTTCATTGGATGTAACTACACCGACCCTACAAGCAAAAAGCCTGTATGGCGTAACTACTATCCAGGTGGCATCGCTGCTTCGGATATCGTAGCTTTTGTTGTGGATGACCCTTATGCTCAGTTCTTGGTTCAGGCTTCTGGCATCGCTGGCGTAACCGCCATCGGCCAAAACGCTGACTTAGTACAGACAGCAGCAGGCAATACCACAACGGGCGTTTCTGGATTAGAACTCAATACCGGTAGTTTGGCTGCTGCTTCGGCACTTAACGTCAAAGTTATTGGTGTTACCGCTGATCCAAGCAACGAGGACTTAACCGCTGCATACGCTGACTTGATCGTTACGATCAATGAGCATCTGTATAAAGCACCAACAGCAGGAGTTAGTTAATCATGGCTATCACTCGTTCACAACTAGTTAAAGAACTAGAACCAGGTCTTAACGCTTTATTCGGTCTCGAGTACAAGCGCTATGAGAACGAACACGAAGATATTTTCGAAATTGAAGATTCTGAGCGTGCGTTCGAAGAAGAAGTTATGTTAACAGGCTTCGGCCAAGCCCCAGTTAAGGCTGAAGGTGCTGGCGTTAACTATGATTCTGCACAAGAGTCATTTACCGCTCGCTATACCCACCAGACTATCGCATTGGCATTCTCGATTACCGAAGAGGCAATTGAGGACAACCTCTACGACCGTTTGGCAAGCCGTTATACCAAGGCTTTGGCTCGTTCAATGGCTCACACCAAGCAGGTATTTGGTGCGTCCGTATTGAACAACGCCTTTGACAGCAACTATCCAGGTGGCGACGGCGTACAGTTGTGCGCAACAAACCACCCAACCGCTCTTGGTCCAAACTTCAGCAACCGTCCTACGACTCCTGCTGATTTGAATGAGACCTCCCTTGAGCAAGGTATCATCGACATCGCTGGTTTCACAGACGAGCGTGGTTTGAAGATTGCCTTGATTGCTAAGAAGTTGGTAGTTCCAAAAGAACTCCAGTTCACAGCAGAGCGTTTAATGAAGTCTACTCTCCGTACTGCTACGGCTGATAACGACATCAACGCTATCAAGTCTATGGGTCTAATTCCTGATGGATTCGTTGTTAACCATTACCTAACCGACGTATCGGCATGGTTCTTGTTAACCGACGCTCCAAATGGACTCAAGATGTTCCAACGTGCCCCAATCCGTACAGCTTTCGAAGGCGACTTCGACACCGGCAACGTACGTTACAAGGCTCGTGAGCGTTACAGCTTCGGCTGGTCTGATCCACGTGGTATCTACGGATCACCTGGCGCAACCTAAACCTTGTTCACGTGAGGTTAGGCCCCACTTCGGTGGGGCTTTTTCTTTTGTCTTTTAGAAATTTCGTTAAAGTGCAAAATTCTATGGCAATTAGCACATAGGACAAGGCATTTTTTAACTTCTTCCATCGCCCTAGTGTATTGATAGTTTTTGACGTAATAGCTGACTTCCCGGTCTTTTTGCTTGGGGTCTTCGTGATGAAAGTCTAGCGCAGCAGGATGGTTTTGGTCACAATAACTGCATTTCAAGCTGGCTTTAAATGCAACCCATTTTTCTCTTTCTTCTTTTTTTCTTTTATAGGTAGCAATAAGTACTTTTAATTTGTTTTTCTTGTAATGATTGGCAGAACCCCTACGCAACGCCTGCTTTTTTCTTGGATCGTTTGGGTCTTTGTAAGGCATCGCTCTGGTCTATCCTGTATTTCCAATAGATTGCGTGCTTAAACGACCAAGGGGTATTAGGGGTATAAATTTTAAAGCCAGCATTAATTAACGAGTTAGATGAAGCAGGGTTATCGGTTGTATCTGTAATAATCCAATTCCAGCCTAATTCCTTGGCCTTACGGATTCTTACATTAATTAAACGTCTTTGCAAACGGTGCCCTGTGTACTCATCTAAAACCCCTGCACGACAAAGGTAACCTGTGTCTGTAAATCGTTGTGATCTTACTAGCCCAGCAAATGCTACTGGTTTGCCTTCTTCTGTGTAAGCTAACCACCAATGCCCATGAGTTGGTTTGTAAGGAGCATCCGAAGGCAGTATTTTTTTCTGAAGGTAAAGAATCACGGTCTTATTAGACTCATTGCGTAAATCAACCTTCTTAATGGTAAATTTCATGATTCGCCTCCGGGGATAACCCATTTTATCTAAAAAACTGTTGCAACCAAATGAATTTAGGGGTATAAATACATCAGGAACTGGGATTTTTTATTCCTGTAGACTGACCCAGCAGACGATGCAGAGACTACAGGAAAATGTACTGCATATACAAGGAGTTATCATGGCACGTACCTCGTTTTCCGGCCCAGTGGCCTCCGCAAATGGTTTTATTGGCACTTTTACAGGTAATATTGTTGGTAACGTAACTGGTGATGTTACAGGTACTGTAACTGGCAACGTAGACTCTACAGCAGGCTACATTCAGCTTCGCACGGCTACAACCGCTCAGATTGCTAACATAGCCGACCCCGTAAACACCGCAGGCAAAGCCGCTGGCACTATTGTGTTTAACACCACATTGGGCACGTTAAAGATCGCTACTGGCGCAACCGCTGCTAGCACTTGGGTTAACGCTGATGGCACTACTGCTGTTACCCCTTCTTAATTAATCTTTATGGGAACTTGGTTCCTGCTAATCTAGGAGATTAATTATGCTTCAATATGA